GGTCCCTCGATGTCTTTGACGATCATCTGTTCTCCGTTGATGGAAACGAGATCGCCAAATTGAACCTTGTCTGGCGTAACGATTGTCATAACTCCCCTTTCGGTTTCGTAATGCTTACGATAATCATAACAGATTACTTACGAATTACGCCGAATTTGTCCCAATAGAGCTTTAACTGATTCGGGCATTGGAATCGAATCTGAAGTGTCTAACGGCTCAAACTTAGGTGGAACTATGGTCGGCGTACTGTCCGCCTCTCTAAAACCATTTTGAAGGCGTTTTTGAGGTAGCGGGGAATCAAGCCAGCGATCGCCATTCAGCCAAGTCGCGGGATGAGCGGTAAATGACGGGTCGCGGTTCGGGTCTTTCGAGTATCGATCAGCACCTTCGATGATGATTTCAGGGGTAGTTTTCTTAATCGCCTTGACCCAAGCCTTCATCGCCGCGCCTTTTCCGACTTTGATCGGGTATGTGTTCCAGAATTTTTCAAACTCGGCGGTATAGATATCTTTTTTTGTATCTGTATCTGTATCTGTATCTGTATATGTATGCGATTGCTCACCATCCGCTTGGCGATCGCTTAGCGAACGCTTGGCGAATGCTTGTTTTGCGCTAACGGATGCTTTCTCGGACTTCTCTCGCACCTTAGCCAAATCGTTTTCAACTCTGGCGTGAGTCCAGATGTCACCATCGATCCAGAAAAACTCAGCAAGTATTTCGCGGTTATCTTCCCACTCCTCGTGAGTCATTCGAGCTACAAAAGCAAGTCTTTCACGACTGTTATTAAGCGGTTTGCCTTGTTGCCAATAGTTCATAAGCAAAAGAATGTACGCGCCGTGTTGAGTCGCATTCAGATGAGCAGTATCGGCTAAATAATCATTCACATAAAGTTGCATATAAGGTAATGAGTTCATTGCTTCTCCATAAGTTGTTTTCCCAAATGATGTGTATAAGCAGGTGGAATTGCTTCAACCAGTTCTGACCAGATCATCCAATCGATTCCCATTGCCTCCCTAGCCTCTTCAATGCTCGTAGCAGTTCTGCCACCATAAACCATTTTTCCAGTTGTGCGATCAATACCCTTAGGGTTATCTTTCATCGCGCCGTACACGCCAACCGGTCTGCCTTGCTTTTTATGACTGCAAATTGAGCCTAGCAAAGAAACATTGGACTCAAAATGACGATGACGGCGAACCTTCAATTCAAACGATGATCCACACAAAACGATTGGATTGATCAGCGGAGCACCTGGCACATTTTCAATGATGTAAGTTCCGCCCCACGCCTCTAACGCTTCTCTAGTTTCTGGAATTAAATCTAGTTTTGTGGTCGTATGACCTTGAGCATCTCTCAAATGTTTTGTGGAGCTGTGAGTTTGGCAAGGTGGCGAAGCGGCTATAACATCGAACTGCTTAAGAAAATCTTTGTCAGCCAAAATCTCTAAAGCATCGGCGTGAATGAACTCAAACGGATATCGTTTTTGCTTTTTGATATCCACGCCAACAACTTCGAAACCCGCTCGATGGTAACCAACGCTTGCTCCACCGGCTTTGCAAAACAAATCTAAAAGTTTCATTGCTTTCCGATCGCTTGCAAAATCATTTGCTTGGTTATGCCTTGCTTTTCAAAATCTTTGAAAACCTTTTGTTTGACGGCAGAATTTTTATGACTCAAAAGCGATTTTCTTTCTTCAGTAGTCATTCCGCCCCAAACACCATAATTTTCGTGATGAGTGCCATAGGCTAGACATTGCGCCCAAATCGGGCAAGGCGCACATTCAATGCGAAAAACATCAAAATTGAATAACTTTGAAACGCCTCTTTCTTCAATTCGATAGAAGAAATTGACTGGCAGACCTTGACAAGCGGCACGATCCCAGTCCACATCTTTGAACTCCGGATTTGCGTAATTTTCAACGAGGGCATCAAACTGATCACGATTATAAAAACCATCATCAAATCGATGAATCTCGTACTTTTCAATCCAACGAAAGATCGTTCTCTGTGTGACTCCGTAACGAATCGTTGCGGCTTTGACTGAGATCTTGTTTACTTGGTTTTTGCTGGACACCCGTTAACTCCTGTCGCATCGTAGTAATCGCAATATGAGCGACAAAAGTAAACATCTTTTTCGGCTTCAGGCACTTCACCATTAGAAACCATTTCTTGAATCTCAGCAATCCACGCTAAACCTCGTTTAGCCATCTCTGGATCGTAAGGCTCGCTATGCTCTCTGATATCTTCAGACTCACCATCTCGGGATATCGCAACGAGCGAAACTGTTTCTACTGGATATCCATTTTCGCTCACTAAGTAGCCATAGAGCTGAACCTGCATTCTTTGTTGTTCAGATGGAAAGTAACGCAATGATTTCTTTTTAGTAGTTTTCCAATCCACAACTTGCTTACGATCTTTAATGTACAGATCGATATGACCGCGCAATCCTTCAGTTTTGAATTCTTGCTCAATCATAAAATTATCGCCAAATGGATCTTCGCGCTTAATTGCTTCAGCAATACCGGCGTGAATAAAAGTTCCCATAATCGCGGCAAGTTTGTCAGTTTGATTGACTTTAGGTGCTTGCGTAAGGTTGTAGAAAACCCTGCGTTTGCAATCGCCAACAGATGATGGACCGATATCAACTTGTAACGATCTATCGCGCTGAGCATCGTGACCAGATAAAGCTCCCGCCAGCATCTTTTTGATTTCCATTAAATTTCCATCCCTGTACGAACCGAAGTTCCAATCGAGCGAGCAATATCGACTTGAACACGAAGTCGAGCCACATTCGCACGATTAGCCTTCACAATCGCTTCATCCATCGCAACGATCTTGTGCAGTTCAGCATTTTGAACAAGTGCCATATCCTCGCGCTCGCCAACTGTGTAATTCTTTCCAGTTGGAGATGACTTCTGTGAAAGTTCAAGGCGAGTTCGAGCCATAGCAATTTCGTAATCTGCTTTATGTTGCTGATAAAGCGACTCAGTATTTACTAAATCATCGTGCGCTTCATCGATCAACTTGCTCAGATCTTTTAAGCGCGCTTCGACCTGCATAGGCGTTACGACACTCATTTATTTTCACCCAAAACAATCTGCGCGCACATATCTTGTACCTGTAATGCAACATTCTCGATGCCGCTTTTAACAATCTGCTTTTTGTTAGTCGTAAAATCAATGGCGCAAATCTGATCGTAAATCTCAAGGCGTACTTCTGCCTCTAAGCGAGCCATCATCTTCGTTAATTGTTCAGCAAGCCTTTCATCGGTATCAGCACCAAGAATGAGTTTGCCATTTTCAATTTTCCAATGATTCTTGTTACAAAAGAGCTTCATAGCATCATTCCATTCTCAGCGTATCGCCACACGATGCACTGGTTGCCTTTGTCATTGAGTCGTGTTGTGCCTGTATCGATAATAAATCCATCCGTAACTAATGAGCCACGAATAGGTCGAACTGTATTGCCATCAAGATGAAGATACTTCTCAATTTCTTGATCGGTTAGCCCGCTGATCCCTCTGTTGATAAACAGTTCGTACACCTTGCGGCGAAGCGTTCCAACTCTTGGCTCGATTTTTGCTCGAGCATCTATTGAAGTCTGCTTCACGATAACTCCTGCACTCTCTTATTAAGCGCATCCTTAATCGTTGTTCCTCGGACTTTTGAATCCAAAAAATCCTTTTCGTCTGCCCAGATCTTGCGCAAGGCATCGATTTCATTTGTTTCCTGAATGATGTCGAGAATTTTCTCTAGGCGTTCCAATTCTTCTGGCGTAAGAGTTCTTACTGCGTAAAGCGGAGTCTTGCGTGTGTTATTTTCGTAACGCTCAACTTTTTCCATTTCTTCGCGTGAAGGTCGCTTGTTGCCAGAAAAAATAAAGTTCGCTAAAGCTCTACCGATCGCGGAAGTTTCGCACACTTCAAGCGCGGAAGTCTTTGTCACCATAGACGAGCCAACAATTTCTTCAGCCATTCCGCTTGTTACTGAGCGATCATCTTCACGATCTGTATAAACCCACGCTTGCACAATAAATCGAGATCCATCATTGTGCATAATCTGAGTATGAATGCGCCCGTTAGGAAATTGTTCCCAGAACTTTTTAATACGGGATTCGACTGTGTCGTAATCCTCTAGGTTGAAACGACCTGCCATTTATTTGCCTTCCGTTAGTTGTTGGATTTTTTCGTTTACATTTTTTGCACACATCTTGCAAACTTTGCCTTCCAGTATTAAAGATTTTAGGTATGCGATTGACTTAAAAGATTCCCAAATACGATTTCGCCCTTGCGCATTGAGCGCGTATGAGCATTGCTGAATGCCTTTAATAAAAATATGCCCGCGATCGCCAGTATAAGATCCTTGATTGTAAGTAACGCCAGTAAAAGGCTTGCCTTGATATGTGATCGCCATTTTATGCACCAACTTTGTATTCAAATTTGCGCACCCAAAGCTGAGCATTCTTAATAGAAGAATGAAATTGTTTAGTTGATTCGTCAATCGCTACTGAACAGAATCCAAACTTTTCAACCATCTCAGGATCAATTTTGGCTGAATACCATTCGTTGGGACCACCGTTGTAAACAAGAAATTGATTGTCAATAGTCTTGTATGTCCAACCATTTACGCGGTTAAACTTAATTTCTTTCATTTCTAACCCGCCTTCGCTTGGGATCCGTTCTCTCGGATCTGTTAAGACGGACAGTAATCGATAGATTACGAAAGGTCAAAAACCGACACGCCAAAGCGATTTATGCAAGGATTGACCTATGATTCGAGTTCAGATCAGTCTGTGGAGCCTAGCCGTGATGGTCGAGGCTGATATCAAGTACCCAGATCAGATTGATGATGTCGTAAATAGAGCCAGTACGCTCTTTGTGACTGGTTTAATGGCGGCTAAGAATCAAGATATTGACATCACTCAGCCTACGCTCAATGAGTCGCTTTCAATCGATTTTGACGATCAAGATGAGGATTAGACAAATTGAGTAAAAATGTCTATTTTGCCACCCGAGAAGTTGTCGCAAGCAATCGCCGCTTCAATTGAAAGTTTTATCAGTTTTTTAGCAGATTCCGGTGATTTAGCATTCTCAGCACCTAGAGCAACTAAAGCCCCTAGAGCGTAATCGCCGCCGCTTCCAGCGCGATAAAGATTGCTAATCGAAGTTTCCCAAGAGTAATCGTCTGCAATCTTAAATATCCGACCTTTGACGGCAACTAGCAAATCGTTATCGTGTCTGACTGTTTCTTCTTCTTTCTTCCATTCTGAGCCAGATTCAATAAGTTTCTTGCGAAGTGACGGGATAAAAAGTCTTGTCATATAGCTCTCGGGAGTTCCACGATAGCGTGGAGCAGTCCACCCATATTCAAGAATGTTAAGCCCTCTAACTGCGCCAGAACCGGCGATCAAAGTTGGTCCATTAGCAAAGATTTTTGAGTCGCGCATATAAATATATGAGCCATCGATGTCACTTGCTTTTGAGTCTGCGCCTAATACGCACCAACCATTACCTTGAACACCGACAAGCGTAGTCATTAATCAAGCCAAACCTTGTAAGCGGCAGTTACTCTGCCTTTGGCGGGATCAACGAAATGCAATCGTTGTGATGGTGTTGCGCTGGCTGCCAACATAACTCCCGCGTAACGATTGTCACTTTCCGTACTTCCCGTTTGATAGACAGAGCCTTGACCATTTGCCATTGCCCATTCGGCGTGCGTGTGATAGTGACCGATGTACACATCTCTGAATTCCCAAGGATAAGACCCTGATCTCCATCTGTTTGCGTGTTGAACGATTGCACCGGGGCTTGCAAATCCATTACGACCGACCTCATCTCCGTGAATTAAAAGAGCTTTGTAATTTCCAATTTCAACGCGCTGGATATCTTCTGGACATTCTTGCCAAGTTAAACGCTTTTCCCCTGCGAGAAGTTGTCGCGCTAGTTCGTAACACATTCGATCGAAGTTATCAGAGCGAGGTACATTGTCGCGCTTTGATCCGATACGCCCGTGATTGCCCCACTCAGGTACGACAGTCACTTTAGAATAGTTAGCAAGCGCATAACGCACTACATCTACGCATAAGCGACTGACATTTACATATTGCTCAAACAAAGTCGCATCAATTTCAAACGCCTGTGACGGGAAGTTAAAAAGCCCTTCGACCATATCTCCGCCGAACATAATCACGCACTCATTCACAGGGTGATCTGCTCGCATAATGTCGGTGATTGCAACTGCTTTTTCGGCAAATTGCATCACGCGCTTATACATAATCTCAGAGTTGTACGAAGTAGTTTTCTTAGCACCTTGCCAGTCGGTCATATGCCAGAGTGCCACCTCTGCTTTTTTCTTTCCTTTTGGTAAAGGTCGTTCTGGTACTGGTTTAATCTCACCCAATCCCAAAACTGCATCGTACGCGGCTTGGTGTGTGACTTGAACGAGTTGTTCGGTGCGATCTTTTGCTTGCAAAAGTTGTTTTTGAACACGCATAAGAGCTTTACGAAGTTCGACAACATCTTTTGATTCGATCCCTTCTGGTAACTCATTCAAGCGATCGGCGAGGCTCATTCGATGCCCATAATCGTTTTGCCGTGTTTTGTGTAGCCCTCTTTATCAAGCCAAGAATCATCCTTGTACGGGTTGTGAAAAAGGCGCACAGACTTCAGCGCATCCATCATTAGCGCAACTTGATATGCAGGGATGTCATCTTCTAGTTTAAGAAAACCAGCCCACACGCGACCAATAGCGGTGAACTCGGTGAACGCATCGCCGTATTCGCCAAGGCGTTCTTCAAGGATTTCTTCTACTCGGCTGCGGGGCATTTGCACTTTCCGTTTCTGTGATTTTGGAAAGTTGCCTCGGCTATTTGATAACCCTCAGAGCGAAGTGCCGCAACTAAAGTTGTTGTTGGTAAACCTTTTGCGATGGATTCAAGCAATACAGTCCGGTCATTAGGTTTCAACATTTCAATGATTATCGCCAGCGTACATTTGTTTTCTGACTTGTAAGTGTGTTTTTCAATGGAATCGGCTAGTGCCATAGTTTGCCCCCTTTAGAGAGAAGCGTACCCAGAAAAATCTTGAGAAGCGAATAGACACGCCCAACGAAAAGAGCCGCGGCAAGTGATTTTTAGGGTCACAAGAGGCGGCTCTCCGTTTGCATTCTTGATAGCACTCTCGAATGCGATTATTTAGTTGTGTTTGTCTTTCACGCCCTTAGACCATTTAGCCTAAGAATGTCAGCCTACAACAAGGCAACCAATGCAAGCAACAACACGCCGACAAATACCCAGAAATAAATCATTGGACATTGTTCACATACGGGGTAACGATGTGGGATTCAGGCTGAACATTAGGGCTAGACACGGGATTATGCGGAACTGAACTGCC